TTGCGCTTGCAATCGTAAAGGCTTTCCTTGACAAGAACCCAGAAGCCGGTGTGTTTATTTTCGAAACGGAATTTGCATTATCGAAAGACCTGTTGATCGAGAGAGGTATTGACCCAGCTCGAGTGTTTATATGCCCTGTCACCACAATCCAGGAATTCAGGTTTCAATGTCTCAAAACCTTAGAGAACTACGAGAAATCAGGCGAAGGCCGGCTGATGCTATTCATTCTCGATTCTCTCGGCAACCTCTCAACCACGAAAGAGGTTGAGGACACCGCTGAAGGTAAAGAAACGAAGGATATGACCCGGACCCAGCTGACGAAAGCGACGTTCCGAGTCTTAGCCCTGAAGCTGGGAAAATTGAATATCCCGCTCGTCCTTACAAACCACACATATCAGACGATGGGCATGTTCAGCTCAAAACAAATGAGTGGTGGCTCAGGCCCAAAATATGCAGCATCGATCATCATTTACTTATCGAAAGCCAAGGATGAAGCTGGTGTGTTTATCAATGCGCTGCTGAAAAAAGGTAGGCTGACACGCGAGGGATCGAAAGTTCAGACACAACTAACGTTTGATAAAGGCCTGAATCGCTATCACGGCCTGTTGGACTATGCTGTCGAGCTCGGTGTATGGGAGAGAGAATCAAAACAGACTGTTAATATTGAAGGTAAAAAAGTCAAAAACGGGACCATCAAAAACAACCCTGAAAAGTATTTTACTGAGGAAGTGTTAGACGCTATCGAAGAGCGTATCGGCGAGAAATTCTTATATGGTTCAGAAGCGTTTAATGAGGAGGTTGAATAATGGATCCTAATGCGAAAACAATGCTTTTTAGCCAGAAGCTTCTGGCTAAAAGTATAATTTTGACGGTGATTGTATTCCTTTTCGGTATCGGCCTCGGTGGAGGATTTATAGCTCATACCATATCAAAAAACCAAATGATCGAGTGCGCTGAAAAACATGGCGTGTCTGGTTGTCTCAAATTGTTTGGGAAAGATGAATAATGTTAGATTATACCCTACTCCCTGACCCAAATGATGAACAGCAATCCTTTATCGGTATTTCCGGCGGGGTTTACGACGGCCTTGTGGTACGCGTCAACTGGATCAAAATCATACCAGAGGGCTTTACTTTAAAATTCCACTATGATATTATAGAGGAACGAGTTGAAGTTGGTGAATTAACTCCTGATGAAATCACAGAGTTTGAAACCCACCTAGGCGAAATCATTGTTGATATTGCTGAGAATAAATTTTTACATGAGGATTTGAATGGAACGAATCGAGAAAACGATTCTGAGGAATCTTCTCCATAACGAAGAGTTTACTCGAAAAACTCTCCCCTTTATCAAGCCGGAATATTTTGACCATCCAGATGAAAAAATCGTATACCTGTTAATCAACGGGTTTTTCGAAAAATATAATGCCTTACCGACCAAAGAAGTCCTTACAATCGAGCTCGATAAAAACGACAAGATTAAGGAAGAACAATTTAAAAGTATTTCAGGTATTATTGCTGGTTTAAATGATAAACCGGCAGAGCTCAATTGGATTGTCGATACCACCGAACGATTTTGCAAAGACCAAGCCGTTTATAATGCGGTGGCTTCAGCTGTTGCTATCATTGACGGTAAAGATCCTAAGCGCGGTAATGATGCCATTCCGACTATTCTTTCGGACGCTCTGGCTGTTTCTTTTGACAATTCTATCGGCCATGATTATTTTGATGATAGTGATGAGCGTTTTGATTATTATCACGACCCTGTAGAAAAAATCCCATTCAATATAGCCAAATTTAATGAAGCTACGAAAGGCGGTATCAAACGAAAATCGCTGAACGTTTTGATGGCTGGCACAGGCGTTGGTAAAACTCTTTGCCTTTGTCATATGGCAGCCGGCTATTTGATGGACGGGCTTGACGTTCTCTATATTACAATGGAAGTGGACGAGAACGAAATAGCTGAACGTGTTGAGGTCAATTTGATGAATATCGAATTTGACATGCTAAGAAAACTAGACAAATCCAAGTTTGATAACAAGCTCGGTAAAATTAGGAAAAAGACACAAGGCACGCTGATTGTCAAAGAATTCCCTGACGGCTCAGCTGGCGCCGGCCATTTTAGGCACTTGATTCATGAGCTTAAACAAAAAAAGAAAATGGTGCCTAATGTCATTATGATTGACTATATTAATATTTGTAAATCTATGCAGGTTCGACGAAGCGCCGGAACATATGAATATGTGAAGCAAATAGCTGTTGAGCTGAGAGGACTGTCAAAAGAACTCAATATACCTATTTGGTCAGCGACTCAGGCAAACCGAGAAGGCAATTTCAACTCTGATCCTACATTAAGCGATCAATCAGATTCGTTTGGCCTTCCAATGACGGCCGATCTTGAGTGGGCTCTCAGCCAAAGCGAACAGATGGCAGAGTTGAACCAATATATGGTGAAACAACTGAAATCCCGGTATGATAATATAAACAAACTTCTCCGATTTGTGATTGGCGTTGATACTGACAAGCAAAAGCTTTATGATGTTGAACAATCAGCTCAAAACCTAACAGGCCAGGAAGAGGACAAGCCCGTCATGGATTCCACCGCATATGGAGAACGATGGAAAGAAGATGAAGATATGAGTTGGAAAACCAAGAAAATGGGTAGGCGTGGGGTAAAGGGATTAACAGTATAAATTGTATCGCTTGACTTTAGCCGATATCCATAGTATAGTAATAAAAGATTAAGATCATGTTCCACCGTTTTTTTCGCTTGACAATACGCTTAGGATATGCGACCCTATAATAGAAAGAGAGAGAGAGAAAATGTACACATTTAAAATTACGAAAGACTACTGGATTGCTTCGCGGCCTTGGTATGCCGAGGTTTCCGGCCCTAATAAGTTTTATATTAAGGCTGGTGGTTTCAAAACCAAGAAGCGAGCTAAAGAACAAATTGAAATTTGGGAAGGCATGGTTGCCATGATCGCCGAGGTGACCGGCAATGCTTGAATTTATAAAGATTTCCTTAGTCGCGTTAAATATGGTCGCGGCGCCCAATACTGATTGTGTGGTTGATCGGTTCGAGATTGTCAGCGACAAGCCTGTGGTTGTATTGGCTTGCATTAATACCGAGACGATGGTTTGGATAGAAAATACGGTTGCCTACGATGCCAAAAGCAATAAGCTCGCGGTCATCGAAATTGAAAAAGGTATGGCACATTAGAAATGTCACTTATAGATTTTGACAAATATCCTTCAAGCTATTATCTCGCATGGATTCGTAAACAAGAATCCAGACGTTGGGAGCCATGGCTTGAATTGGTTACGAAGATCCGTACACGGCGCGAACTTAGGGCTTGGCTAGCGCGACGCCGGGTCCGGCATCACAATCTCAACTGGTATACAAAAACCTATATCGAGGCGCTGACACATGAAAAGAAAAATTAGGTCCCCATACCTACACGCTAAGCCGTCTGTTCCGATTGAAGTGATCCGGGCAGCTATTCGCAAGGTTCACTGGGAAAATTGGGTTAAGGAACACGGCTGGAGCGATCCTGTTGTCTGATATTAACCATATTGAAACCTACTACCAGAAGGTTTACAACAATGGTTATCTCTGCATATACCGGTATTTGGTAAAGAAAAATAAAGAAGATAAAATCATTGATGTAAATGTGGAATATTATGCAGGGCCGCGCGGCCGACCCGACATTTCAAAGAAAATAAAACATATATCCACAATAACACTTACGATACAAAGTGCCAGGGACCTTTGGAATAGGAAAGTTTCTGAATCTTGGGAGCAAATATATCTAAATCCGGCATCTTTGGATTTTCTGAGACCTATTGATGATTAAAAAGAATAGCTACTACCTATATAAGTGTGATAACGACTATACACTTATTTTCCGATATATTGTGGTTAAGAATACTGCCGGCGCCAGCGAGCTCGCTCAAACCTACGATGGCGCATATTTCGAAAAATATCGAAACCGCGGTGTTTATCCTGCCGACCAAATACATATTGTTAGCAACTCAACATGTTTGTTTCGAAGCACTTTTGCCAGCATCCAAAGCGCCCGGGTCTCTTGGAATAAAAACTTGCGCCAAGGGTATATGCCGGTTGAAAATGAACAAAGAGAAAATGGCTTTCCAGAAGGAGCTCTCTAAAGCTTGACATATAGCCGCTACCATGATATAGTTGAAGGATGATATCAGATCAACAAATTTACCAGACACTCATAGAACATTCAGACAACGAATTTAAAGTCCCACTTTTCGAGTACAAGGAGTGGACAAATTTTTGCGCGGCAGGTGCCGAAGAAAACGATCTGAGGCCTGGGCATAATCGTATATTGCCTATGTTTGCTAAATTTGTAGGCGAGCGCAAGCCGCCGCTTCCTATCAAGCGACCTACTGTCGCTGAGATGGAAAGCTCGTTCTACAGCCTAAAACAAACAGATTATCGCGACAGCATAATAACCAACTTCGATAGACCCACCATCAAGAATAAATTCAGCGAGCCTATCGATATAAGGTTTATGGTATCGTGTGGTTTCAATTTCAATGCTGTTTCCAATCATTTCCATGCAGATAATCGATATACCTGTGGGTATCATTCGAAAAGATCAAACTGGGATATTTGGAACGATCCTCACAGTTCAGATTTTCGTTCTCTTTTAATGTATTTATGGCGCGTTGTGGGTGATGATCCGATGGATATCAACCATGAAAAATATCGAGCTATGTTTAGACTGGCTGGTTATGTCGCGACACAATTTAAACCGGCTGTAGCTAAGACAATTTACGAACATTATAAAGCTGCGCGAGTTATTGATATGAGCTGTGGCTGGGGAGATCGACTAGCTGGGTTCTACACTTCGAATTATACTAGGGATTATCTCGGATGTGATCCAAACCCACAATCTTACGAACTATACAAGTCCCAGTGCCGAGCATATGAAAGCCTACTTAGCTCACCTCTAGTGCCTGTTGATATCAAATTTGAAGACCATGGTAGTTGGTTTGAAATCGCGGGTAGTAAGCGAGTAAGGATTTTCAATAGGCCGGCTGAAGATATGAATTGGGCT